AAACATTTAAGCAAAACTAAATCAAATTTAAATTGGAAAAAGGCACTAAACCCGTAAATTTGACCGAACATTCACCAACGGGCCTCTAAGGCACCCCCTGTTTACTGTTCACAAGATCAGCGTTACTATTAACGCGGTTGCGAGCATTCGAACTCGCATTGAATTTGGGCGCGCGCCAATGGGGCATTAGCCCCCGCAAAACCTACCGGTGCGTAAACACCACTGGACTGGCATCTTTCAATGGCAGCTGGGCTAAGTCCGTCTCAAATAGAGACATCTCTTCGCCCGAGTAAACCACCACTTCTTGATGTATTTCTTCAAAGCCTGGCTGCAATTCGTGTACATCAGTAAGTTGTTCCTTTTCGGCGTCCGTAGTAAAAACACGACGAAAATTAGGAATCACTCCAAACCGGATGTAACCCACTGAAGTCAAGGCCCCAGCAGTCAGTGACACTCTACGTGTTTGCATCACCTTGATAGACACTCGAACTAATTTGACTGTCGAATAGTTGCCTCGTAATCCCACCACTTGAGGTTCTTCTCTGATAAGTCGTAACTGGACATTGTCACCCGTTTGAAGAACCGGGAGAGCGAACGATCGCTTGATTGTTTGAGCCATTGGTAAGCCGTTATAGATAAGATAACCTTCTGTCGAAACTCTGGGTAGATCTCGTAATTCAAGTCAAAGTAATAAGCCTTAGTCGTATCACTGAGATTTGGATCACCTGGTAGTAATTCTGGGAAATTCAGGCTGATGTAACCAGCCTTCGGGTGTACTGAAAAATATTCCTCGTCGGTTTCCTTAGTATTGTCCAATACACATTCGTACACAAACGTGCGAAACCTAACTATCCCAAATGTACTCCGGAAATCGTGGTGCGCTTCACTGTCGATCCCGGTCATTTCTGAATATTAATCTGGTCGGACCTAATAAATAAGGAACACATGTCGATCCGTGACATGTATTCCGGCACGCATATGCCTCACATCTGGTCTATATTTGCCGGTGTGTTCATATACGCGCAGACGGGTTTCCCTACGGAAGACCCGTGCCACATCCGAACGACCGGCCTCGTGTAACTCCGCCAAAGCTTCACTCGAGGCATTAGGTTTTAGATGCAAAAGCAATTTGCGGGCACAATCAATCTCGAAATCGAGATACTTGTGGCGCAATATGCGGGTGTGGTTGGCATAAGAAGCTTCAAAGAACTTCCTATCCCGTGCAGCCCTGCACATAACTCTTATCATCATATCAATTTGACTAAGAGAGTAATCGGTATAGATCATTTGCAGGGCGTAGACCATATACCTGCGTCTGGCCTCAGACACGACAGGGATCCGATCTATGAGAGCCATGTAGAGTTCATCATTGGAAACGTTCTCGTTGCTAGATCTGGCAAAATGTTTGAGGAAAAGCCGTACCAAATCGTAAGCGACGTCGTCCTCTAATATCAAGCGGCCTGCATGGTAGGGCGGTAGTCCAGTAGCAATTTTAAGTTTAACTTGCCTACAAGACTGGATGACTACGCCTCGCCTAAGCGGGAACATGTGACCAGAAGCGGTACCGTCATCCCCCTTAATAATGAGAACCCTACCAGTTTTTGTGCAATCTAGACGGAATCGTTCTAATAGCACAGTCGCCTGATGAATGATATTGGCGATTAGAGTGAAAGGATCACCTGATGGCAAATTGTAATTCAAGTGACCACTGTAAAGATAAGGGGCCATACTCCTAAACCTATACTCACTCCTTCTCAAAGCATATTCCTCGACCATCCAGGTGGGCAGACCGACCCATTCCATAAGTAATAACATAACCATTAAAGTAACCTTGGTGTGACTACTATCTTGCCGAGTGATGTCAACTTGCACGTTCGACTCCAGCAGCATGCGGGTATAACCCCGCTCGCGCAGTAGTCTTCCAAGTTCACGATCAGAATAACCCACATCGAATATAACATTCGGGGCCAATGTATCTTGCAGCCTAGCCGCAAAATTCCTTGCGGTGGGCCCATGACGAGCGTTATAGGTTTCTGA